TCGTTAGCTTTTTACTAATTGCTTTGTTTAAGTACTTGTCTATAAATTCTTGTCTGCTCATAATTCGTGTTTTTATGTTTTAAAGGCGGCCTCGTTCTCTCCAACCAGCATTTCATATTTATGCACCCGCCTTTTTGTATTTATTGTTTTAGACCACTTAGGACATAGGCTTCGGGTTATGTTAATCATAAACTAAGACTATAAATAAGAAACGAATACAATTGAATACCCCATTCTGAATGGGCGTAAATACCGGGATGATTTGCTGTCCCTGCTCCATTAATTCCTTGTCTTAAATAACCAAAATCCTCAGCATATCCAATTGAACTATCTTCTCCCGTTATTATTTTAAAAGGAATTCCTTTAGCCGTTGGTTGAATTAAATTGAAAGGCAATAGAAAAGTTTTATTAACAACCGAATCTAAACTTTTTAAAGAATTATATTCATTCAATGTATAAGCATGAATGCTATTTGACATTTTAGAATTGTAATAATTTGGATATAATTCAGGGAAATTAGTTCCAGACGCATCGGGAATAGAAAAGGATATAATTATTCCAGCAACAGCACTTTTCAATTCAGCAATTATAGTGGTCGTTAAAGCGTTAAATGTTGTCATATCGCCTTGTGCGGCAATACCGTTAGTGCCACATTGAATGTGGTAATGTGTTGGCGCACAAACATCCCAATCGTTTACATTTGTAACCTTTGTTCCTGCTGTAGAACCCGCAACTAAACGAGTGATTCCATCAGATGCCAATGTTTTGTAACGGCTCAAGTAAACCGTGAAATCAAACCCTAAATTACTTGAAATCGCTTTCGCTTTTGAATAAAAAGGATTTTGTGGGTCATCTAAGTTGGATTCGTGAATTGCTAATGCTTGTGCGTATGTTGTTGCCGAAGTACCATAAGCACTATTGATAGCGGCAATATACGTTGCGTTGTTGTCAGGTGCATTTTTCCATTCGGCTGTAGTTGCAATAAGAATATTATTTGCGGAATTATATGTATATCCGTGCCCCGTAACTGTCCCCAGTCCTAAAATAGCCCAAGTGGCATCATTGTATTCTAAATGGCGAGAATAATATAAATAATCTTCCAAAGACCATCCTCCACGACCTTCGCACAATTCTTTAAATGAAATTCCATTTTCGTTGACGGCATTGTAAACCAAAGTGCCTGTCAAAATCAAATTAGCGGAAGTAGCGTCAATCAATCTGTTTTTTTCAAAAATGTTTTTACAAGCTCCGTAGTACGTATAAGGAAATGCACCTACTTTATTATTTACAGCTCCAACACCTGCCGTTTGGCTATCTCCTAGTACTCCAAGAATGATTTTTTTTGTCAATCCTACCGATGTTTTTGTGCTTATTAAATCAAAATTATAAACGCTTTTTTCAGCACCTTTTTTCAGCAGTAAAGAAGTTGGAACAGTGAATACATTTTGACCTGAATTAAAAATAGTTCCCTCATCATTTACAACCGCCGTAATCATTTTCTTGTCTGATTCGCCATCAAATAATAGCGGTTTTTCGTCAATGTATAAATGGTCGGAATAGATGAATTGTTTTCTTTGAGGTTGCAGAATACCATCGCCTGACGGGTGTATATTTTCAGTTACTATATAGATTTTATCATTGTTAACGTCTAAAACTTTTACTTTTTCTTCAAGTGAATTAAAAGAAAAGTTAGGCGATAAAAATGTTGTTGATTTTTCTGTAATTTTTGTTGATATAACAATCGAATAGGCATTTGATGGAATATCAAAATTAAAATCATACAATGGAGACAAAGCCTTGTAGCCGTCTAAATAATCTCCTTTTTCATCTAAGAAAATAAAAGCCATATTTGTCTGTAAATCCCCTTTATAGTTGAAATTACCCCCGATTATTTTAATAGGACTTGAATAAGCATAAGTAGAAGCTTCTTGTAATATTCCGTAATAATTTAAGTAAAAACCATCAGTCCAAGTAATCCCATCGGTAATGTCCTGACCTTGAACAAACAAACCGATGCCGTAAAATTTCTTATTTATTTCGTTTGTTTTTTCGTCAACAGCTATTATTCTGTTGGCATTGTCTGTTATTTTATTTAAAGTGAAATTTGGCGATAAAGTTGTAGTTCCCTTTGTAGTTGTTTTAGTTGATAATTTTGTAAAATAAGCACCCACCGGAACGTCAAAAATTTGCGTTGTTGTAGATATTAAATTTCTGTAACTGTCTAAAAAAGTACCGTTTTCATCAAAAAAACAAAAAGCAATATTCGGCTCAACCTCCCCGGAAAAAGTATATTCACCAGCTATAGTTGGTATTAAACTCGAATAAGAATAAGACGAATTTGCTGATTACTGATTATACACGTTTAAGTAAAAATTATCAGTCCAAGTTAAGTTTAAGGCGATATTTGAACCCTCAGGTATATACCCAAAATCAATAATTTCAGATTTTAAAGATGTATTTTTTTTATCAAGCAACTTTCCTTGATTAGCACTCAAAGGGAATACCGTTGAAGTTGAAGTTAAATTATCAACAACATCCGAAACGTTTACTTTTGAAGTAAGGTCTAAAGTAGTTTGAGTTAAACTAAAAACCCCTGACGAATTACGAAATATTAAACCCCGACTATTTGCAGCCAAAACAACGCCCCCGAAATAAGTATAAGTACCAGCTACTAAACAATCCCAATAGTTAATACCAGAACCAGTTGGGGTGCTTGCAGGCGTAACCATTCCTAAATTCTCGGCATAGCGCGTGTAAATCTCGCTAAAGTTTTCGTTTGATTTTCTTTGAGAATCTCGTAAAGTATCGCCCGTTCCGTCTCCTGCAACTGTACCTATGTTTATTATTTGTTGTGACATTATTTTTTATTTTCTTTTTTAGATAAATACAATTCAATTTTTTTAATTAATCTCGTTACTTTAACGTGATCTACTTTCTCAACTTTAGGAGTTTCTTTCATATTGTTTTTTTATTATTGTCCAAAATACCAACCGCCATAACTTTGCTGAGTTGCAGGAACTATTGTAGAATTTAAATAGGTGTAGTATTCCGGTATATTATTTCTAACTAACCATTTTTCTAAACGTGCTTGGTACATTTCTGCTTTACTTCTTTGGTTTTGTACTAAGTAATCGACCTCATTTTTTTCAATCGGTGTGCCGTTGTTCGGGGTGTTCTTATAAATACCTCCATTACTAACCATATAAGCACCTACCAAAAGGTATTCTACGGCTGACTGATGGATTAAAAAAGGTTTAACATATTTGTTGTAAAGTATCTCGTAATTACCCGTTAAAACGTTCCCTACGTAGTCTGTTTTAATCTTTTCGTATAGTGTTTCTCCCAAGATTTCCTCTAATTTAGATATTTGAGCGTCTGCAATGCAAAATCTAAATTTATCCACATCGATATTACCACCTAAAGGGGTGTTTTGCGTTATGTCCAAATCATTTAAAAGTAGTGCTTCCATAGTTTTTTATTTTAAAGCTCCGTGATTTGGTAAGTCATAAGTCCATTTTGCCACCTCTATAGGGTTTTGCTCGAAGTTTGCTTCTTTTCTCAAACTCGGATCAAGGTCGTTAAGCATTTTTCTTGCTTGTGCGCTTGTCATTCTGTCGTTGTTTTTCTTTAAAAAGATACTTCTTTGCCAAAAATGCTTGCAATTAACACCGCCTTTGTATAAAAATAGGTTGTAAGTGTCTGCCCCGTGCGCTCCAAAACCTTTGTTTACCCCTTTTTTGCTTGCCGTTTCTATATCTTCCTTACGAAAAAGCAGGTTTGCACCCATCATTTTTTTACAAAATGCTCTTTCAGGTGTCATACTTCCTTTGTATTCGTATCTAATTTTAAATAATTTAGTGTCTTGTTCGCTTGTACGTTCTGCAAAAGCACTTGGAGCATAAGCTAATTGTAAAGACGACATATTTAAAGCCGTTTCTGTAACCTTTGAGTCTTGGTTGTATTCGCTTTGGTCTATTGCTTCCCATTCTTCAAGGTCTATTTGCTCGCCTAATTCTAAAAGAGTATCAGCAAATAAATCGTCTGTATGGTCGTGATTGCATTGTACTTGTGTGCTTAGTGTTGTGGCTTGTTGTGCGACCTTCCTAAGAGGAATAAAATCTAAATCAATAACTAATCCCGCATCGGTAAAAATCTCCATTAAAGCGTCTAAAACAACTTCTTTTTTTGGTTGTATTGTGTTTATATAAAGTTCATCATATGAAACTTCCATTTCATTTGCGTTATTACCTAATCCACCATCTTTTAAAACTCCAAATATAATAGGGTTTGTTACTTGGTGCGCAATCATCAACTTTTGAGTAGCTTCACCACTTAAAAACTCGTATTGTTTGTGTGCCTCTGAAACTTCAACTGCAGTTAATGTAATATCGCTTTCTTTAGAATCATTATAATTAATAAAAACACGTCCAGCATTTCCTGAACCCGTACCGAAGTGTTTAAATTTAGATTCTATTTTTGTTTTTGTTTCATCGTCTGGCTCTCCGTTATTCATATTAACAATGTACCCAAAAGATAAACCGTTTTTAATATGGTTAACACAATAGTTTGCAATTTCTTCTTCAAGTTCAGCGTAAGGCAAACCAGCCATATAAGTAGGATCTGCAAAATAAGTTCTACCAGCTTGGTAATTACTTATAACATAAATAGCGTTTTTAGTAGTTTCTTTTTTAAAGTAGAAACTTTCAATTTCTCTAGGTGTATATTTTCTTGTATTATTAAAATCTTGACTAAACCAATAAAGTTGAATATCTCCATCATCATTCATTTTATTAGGTAATATTTGATTTTTAGGTACGTGCTTAATTTTAATCAATTTACCCTTATCGTAAATCAATTCCATACTTGCTTCACCAAATAAAACGTAATCTTGAC